GGGGGGGGGGGGGGGGATTTTTGAAAATCTAATAGGGAAAAAAGTTTTCGGCGGCGAATCTCCGCATTTTTGCGTAGGTTAATCGGATTAATCTCCGCAGGACATTCCCGAACGGGAACATAAAGCGTCAAACTTGGCGTTTTTGTGTCAAAAGTTACCGAACGGGAATGTCGTGTTTCATCAATGCCTGCTTGGTTATAATGATGTTTTTAAAGTCGTTTTCTGAATTGGTTGAACCGCCAAGAATGGCGTCCCAAATATATTGCGACCCTCTTTTTTTTGGAAAAGACATTTCCCCCCTGGGGTATATTTTCCCCTTGCGTGTCAGCATTACAAAGGCACGATGCGTGGCCTATGAACCACATCGCATCATTGGCCATGACGCTGGCCGCTATGAACCCTGTTGATCGTGAGAAGGCCGAGATGGTCGTGTTGTCTAACTGTGTAGCCTCGGTCGAAAGCGGCCTCGACTACAAGGCCACGGGTGACGGCGGCAAGGCTGTCGGTGCTTGGCAGATGCACATGGGTGCTTGGATTACAGCAAACCAATGGCGTGCGGCCAACGGGCTTGCGACCATCAAGCGTAACGACTGGAAGCACCCAGAGAACCAGCGTGCGATGGCCATCTGCTATTTGAACTGGTGCAAGGAGCAGTTGCAAAAGAACGGCATCAAGGAGCCGAGCGTGGAGCAAATCTACATGGCCTACGGCTGGGGCTTCAGCAACTTTAAGGACTCTGGGTTCGACATGGAGAAGGCACCCGCCCACAAGCGTGATGCCGCCCAGCGGGTCGGGAACATCTTTAAGGAACTTACCAAATGAAGAACTATCTCGCAATCGACCCTGGTGCCTCTGGTGGCTGGGTATTTAAAATGGGTGAAGATGCCTGCACCTCTGGTGACATCACCGAATTAGTGGACTTACATTTCCCGCTTAACACAGTCGTGGTGCTGGAGAATGTACCGCCCTTTGTTGGTCGGGTCATCCCCTCATCGGCGGCGTTCAAGTTGGGCAAGTCCTGCGGATGGCTGGAAGGTTACTTCACGGGCAAGGGCTTTGCGGTCGTGCTGGTGCGTCCCCAGGAGTGGCAAAAAACTATGGGGGTCGGAACCAAGGGCGACTCGACCACCAGCGAATGGAAAAACAAGTTGAAGGCCGAGGCCCAACGCCGCTTCCCGCTGAACACGATCACGCTGAAAACTGCTGACGCTTTTTGCTTGCTTGCCCACGCACGCCAGCACAACCTGTAAAACTTCCACCATGACAATCACCGAAATCCCTAATACCAATTATGTCGTCCTACCAGACGGCACAGTTGCCCGCAAACTCACGCCGACCTTAAAAAAGGACGGACTCTATTGGTTCCTCCATGTGGGGGAGCCTTCCAAGTTGGTACGCTTTACCGACAAGGAAGTGATTGATGCCGAGGCCATGAAGAACAAGATTGAGAAGAACTCCGCTGGCCAGGAAGCCATCGCCTAATATGAGCCAACCAAACGAAGAAGCGGTGAACCTTCCCGCAACCATCCAGACCGCTGAACTCGGCAACATCGCCATGTATGATCGCATCACCGACCCGATGCAGGCCATCAAGACGCTCGGTGCCGCCATCTTTAAGTCGGGCATCTTCGGGGTGGACAAGCCCGAGATCGGGGAAGTCCTTGCCATGCAATGCCTGGCCGAGCGTAAGTCCCCGCTGGAACTCGCCCGCACCTATCACTTCATCGAAGGCAAGTTGGCCATCAAGTCGGACGCCCTGCTCGCCAAGTTTCAGATGGCTGGCGGTACGGTGACCTGGACTACCCGCACCGACAAGTTGGTGGTAGCCACCTTCAGCAACAAGGGATCGAGCGTTGAGATCGTAGCCGCCTTTGAGGATTTCGAAAAGAAGGGCATCGTGTTTGGTAAGGACGGAAAGACGCTCAAGGACAACTGGCGTAAATGGCCCAAGCAAATGCTGACGGCTCGGGCGATCTCCGAGGGCGTACGCTTGGTGGCACCAGAGTGTGCGTTCATCACAGTCGAGGAACTGGACTACAACGCCAAGGCTACGGCCATTGAGGTGGTTTCCACGCTCGACTCCATCATCCCCGAGTTTCAGCGGGAAGCCGCCGTCCGTGTCCTTCGCAAAGTTGGGCACTTGACGGACACCCAATCCTGGGCAGACATTCCGAATGAGTTGGCCAACACCTTGAGCCATCCCAAGCGTTCGCAGGCTTTTGCCTCCGCCGTCAAAGCCGAATACGAATCCAACCTATGACCATTACGCTCGACCCAGAAAGTTTTAAGCAACTCTGTTTGCTTGCCATCGGCACGCTGGCTTTCGCCACCTTGCTGGCCTTTGTGGTCATCAAGGTCATGACCGACTGGAACAACAAATAATTTCCCTACCATGAGTCATACTGACTATAATCAAATGAAGGCACTCAACTACTCGGGTGCCAAACAAATCCTTGTAAGCCCAGCCCACTACCAGGCGTGGCTCGATGAAGTCCGTGAGGAGACGCCAGCCTTGAAGTTGGGCCGTCTTGTCCACTTGGCTTCGTTGGAACCAGAAGTGTTCGACCGAACGGTACGGCTGATGCCCGAGTGTGATCGCCGCACCAAGGAAGGTAAGGCCATCTTTGAAGCCTTTGCCGCTACGCTGAAGGCTGGCGAGGAGTGTCTGAAGAAGGACGAGATGGACGAAGTGATGGCGATTGCGGAGTCTGCCCAAGCAGGCATCGAGAGCATCGCCAATGGCCGTGAACTCGCACGCTTGAAGGAAGAAGTCGTGATGGGCAAGCATGAGGGCGTGAACATCAAGGGTCGCCCCGACCTTGTGCTGACCAACGGCTCCACCTGTATCATCGTGGACATCAAGACTACTATGGACGCCTCGCCCGAAGCCTTTGCCAAGGATGTGGCCAAATATAAGTACCACCTACAAGCCGCCTTTTATATGAAGATGACTGGTGCCAAGGAGTTCTTCTTCGTGGCCGTAGAGAAGAAAAGGCCGTTTGAATGGGCTGTGTATAGCCTTGACGAAGCGGCACTTGAGTCTGGCAAAAAGATGATGACGAGTGCGTGCTTGACCTATCGGGAGTGTTCCCTCTATAACAACTGGCCAGGTTACTCCAAGGAACCCAAAACTATCAGCCTTCCAAAGTGGGCGTTCTTTAACGAGGAGTCCTAATTTTCCCCCAAACAAAACACCATGAGCATCAAATCATTCAACCCAAAGGCCGCAGAGTCCACGAACTGGATTTCCAAGGCTGGCACCTACGAAGTCACCGTCCGTGGCTTTGAGGCCAAATACACCAAGAACGCCGACTACTACGCCAAGTTCACCTTCGTGACGGAAGGTGGCGAAGCGACCAGCGGCATCATCTACGCCAAGCCCGACCGCAACGGCAACCACATTGGCCTTGAGTCCTTCATGGCGGCTACGGCCACCGATGACGAGATTAAGGAATATGTTGAGGCTGGCGAGATCAGCGTTGACGAGGCGTTCCTTGAGCGTGTTGCCACCCGTTCCAAGGGTCGCCACCTCATCGTGGTCGTCACCGAGCGTGAGTACGAGAAGGACGGCCAGAAGAAGAAGTTGTACGAGGCTTCCTTCTTCCGCCGTCTGCCTAACGGCCCTGGGGCGTTTTAAAGGCTTTTCCATATCGTTGTTGCGGGGGGCAAGTGCCCCCCTTTTTTGTGCTTGCGTTGGGTGCTGGCGGGTGTAGGTTCTTTAACGCCACCACAAAAATGAACGACATTCATGACCACCTATGGGCTTACCTTAAAGCCCTTCGAAACTCTGAAGCCATTAAGGAATGGCTTTACCAAGCGAACATCTTGCTCAAGCGGAATGGTTTGCCAACGCAGATCACGCCGCTGGATGCCCAGCGTATGCTCAAGAACATCAACAAGCATTTCATGTTCATCGTATGAAACTCCGAGACTACCAAGAAGCCGCCGTCACCTCCGCCTGTTCGCACTTGGCGAAAGGCATTAACCCGCTGGTGATCGCACCCACGGGAGCAGGCAAGACTGTCATCGCTTCTGAAATCATGAGACGCTGGCAGTTGGACAACCCGACCAAGGCTTGCTTCTTCGTGGCCCACCGCAACGAACTGCTGGAGCAGGCGGAAGGCACGATGGGTAAGTTTGGTGTGCGTGGTAAAGTGTTGTCGGTGTTCCAGCGTGACTTTGCTGACATCTCGGACGCCGACAAGCGTGACGCCTTGGTGGTGTTCGATGAAGCCCACCATGCTGTGGCATCGTCTTGGGCTAACTTCTCCAGCGTGTTCACGGGGCCGAAGTTGGCGGTGACGGCCACGCCCGACCGCATGGACAGACAGAAGATTGAGGAAGTCGGTTTCGTCCAGGCGTATGAAATCGCTATTCGCACGCTCATCGAGCAAGGTCACCTTGTCCGCCCGTTGGCCTACAAGATGCCCGTGGAACTGTCCAACATCCTGCTCAAAGGCTACGACCATCCTCTGGAAGCGATTGCGGACAGCATCGTGGAGGAGATGAAGCGTTGGGATCGCAAGAAGGCCATCGCCTTCCTTCCCGATGTGGAAACCTCCGAGCGTCTGGTGTCGTTGCTGAACAAGCGTGGATGCCCTGCGTCCCATGTGGACGGCACGACCCACGACTATATGCGGTCGTATGCCATCAACTCGTACAAGACGGGCGATACGAAAGTGCTTTGTAATGTCAACCTGTTCACGGAAGGCTTCGATGCCCCCGAAACCGATTGCGTGGTGCTGTTGCGTCCTACGCAGTCTCGGGCCTTGTGGGTGCAGATGATTGGGCGTGGCCTGCGGACGGCGGAAGGCAAGACGGACTGCCTCATCCTTGACCCCATGTGGATTTCGGGGGAAAACTCCTTCCAGCCTTCGGACGCCTTTACGGTGTTCCCAGGAGCCAAGGGTCGGATGGTTGAGGGTGGGCACGACCCGATGGCCGAGGCCGAAATGCAGGACAAGTCGGCTGAACAGCGTATGATTGAACGCATCGCCAAGGAGGAACGCCGCCAGCAGGCCAAGGAAGCCCGTGAGATGGGTTTTATTGACTTGTCCGTGGCTTGTGCCTGTTTTGGGTTCATCTTGCCTCCTACGGTCAAGGACGAGGCTTTAATGACTTCTGGACAAGAGGCTGAACTCAACCGCCACAAGGTTTACGCCAAGGGCGTGACCACCTCGCAGGCTTCATGGATGATCGGTCGCTTGCAGGCTCGGGAGCGTCTGGGCTTGGCCACGGTAAAGCAAGTCCGCAAGTTGCGTCAGTTCGGTATTGGCAACGCCTTGAAGTTGACGGTGACGCAGGCGAGCCAGGCCATTGGTGCCGACTGGCGTATGGCTGGAAAAAACACCTTTACAAACCGCCCCAATGTGGCATACAAACTTAAATAACACCATGAGTAACCACGACCAAGAAATGGATGCGGCGATGAGCCGAATCGGAGTATTACGGTTTAGACTGGACGAGACACAAGCCGAGTTGGAGAGGCTTCGTGCATCATCATTTGTAACGGCTGTTCCGTCAGAGGAATACGAACGCCTCCAGTCCGAGAACCAATTGATTAGGGAGGAATCAGATCGCCACTATCAACTGTGGGTGAACTCTCAAGCCGACCTTGAAAAGTCGGATGGGGTGGTCTGGACGCTGTCGGTGGAGAACTTCCGCCTCAAGGCCGAGTTGACCGATTTAAAGTCTACGGCTGACCGATTTGAAGCCGAGGTCGAAGCCCTAATGACCAGCCCGACCTCCCGCCTGTTGCGTGCCGAGCGAGAGGAGAACGCCCGCCTCAAGTCCGAGGTCGAGCGTTTAGGGAAACTTGAGGATTATCACCACGACCTCTTGAACCGATACGCTTTAGACGACATGCGTCTGACGGCACAGGTCGAAAGGCTGACCAAGGCGGGGGATGTGATGGCTATAATGCTTCAGCACGATGAAGTGTCAAAAGACTGGAACGCCGCCAAGGAGGGAAAGCAATCGTGATCGAGCCGAAGCGTTACAAGCACATCAGCGATGGTGTTGAGTCAGCATTTAAGCCTGTTGATTATTCCGAAGGCGATGCTCCTCTAGGAGAGTTCGTCCGCTACGAGGACTACGCCCGCCTCAAGGCCGAGGCAGATGACCTCCGTGTGGAGAATCAAGCATTCCAAAGAACTGTAAATGAAGCATCAGCACATTACGATAACAGGCTTTCCGACATTTCACGCCTCAAGGCACAGGTCGAGCGGCTGACCTATGTAGGCGATGCAATGGCAAGCCAACTGTATGCTTTCGGTTATGATACCGCTTGGGATTTCTGGAACAAAGCCAAGGAGGGCAAGCAGTCGTGAGCGACATGGCCCCCGAGGAACTGGCTGAAATTATTGCCAGGTACCGATACAACTCTGTTCAAGACCGTTACCGAATCGAGCGTTTGACTGTTGAGAACATCGAACTTCGGAAAGAACTCGACAAACTTAAATCGACATATCAGAACAAAGGTGTCGATTCCCCTAAACAACCTTAACCATGTCCACTCAATACCCTATTCACGGCAACCTTGCCACCGCCGAGTATTCTCAAAGCCTTGATGATCGTGCCAGGTCGCTCGGCCTGCCCGTCAACCGATTGGTGTCCCTTATGAATGTTGGCTTTGGAGAACCCCCCATTGAGGACGCTGGTTACTACAATAGGATTCAGAACAACCCGAATCGTAATTTAATGAAAACCTCATTATACTGGTACCTTATGTGGAAAGAGAAAGGCGTCCGCAAACACCGCAGGCTATCAACCGATGTCGTTGAATCCCGCCGTATGCGTGACGAGTTCTTCGCACAGATTGGTTATTACGAAAAGAAATGAACCAGCCGCCACTCGCACTACAAGCCTACCGAGATAAGGTACCCAAGCACGCCCTGTTCGCCGTCTATGAGAACGGCAAGGTCGAAAACCCCGAGTTTGTGGCCGACCACATGGAAGGCGGAAACTGGTTTTGCTGGGACTACCGTCTCTGGAAATGGCTTTCTGAAGTTTACCCCCACATCAAAAACAAACCAATCCACTACTGGCAACTCCATGCAAAAAAGTTCACCCGATTCTATCCCACCAACCTCCCCCCTACCTTGGTACCAAAAGCCCGAAAGGGTTAAGGGCAAGCGATACACCAGCGGGTTAAGCCTTTTGCGGCGTATTCTAGGCCAGGCGGTCGGTAGGAATACCCACGCCACCTTCTCGCCCAAGGAGGCCATAGACATCCTGTTGGCCGTTGACGAAGTGGCACCACGCAAGGGTTCAAACATCCCGAACTATCAGCACAAGGTCGTGTCTAAACTCCGTGGCTAACATCACCCAGGGTTATCGAAGGTTCATGGCCGTTGGGTGTTCCCACGGCATCTACGCTGACCCGTTGGCGGTCGAGGCGGTCGCCAAGTTCCGTGAGTCCTTCAACCCCCATGAGATGATCCACCTGGGGGATTTTACTGATATGTCCCCGTTCATGGGCGGGGCTGGCGGCGAAGGTGACCCGATTAAGCCCGACCTTATGGGGGGCATCGAGTTCTTGAACCGCCTGCGATGCACCGTAGTTCTGGCTGGCAACCACGAAGCCCGTCTCTGGCGTGATCGCCACAGCCATAATCAACTGCGGGCGACGGCGGCACAGACGAGCATCGAGGCCATCGAGGTTGCCTGCTTGAAGTTGCACGCCCAACTCATCCCGTATTCTGGGGTGTGGCAAGTCTATCAGTTGGCGAACTACAAGTTTACCCACGGCACAATCTACAACGAGAACTCGGCCCGTGATATGGCGGAAATGTACGGGAATGTCATCTTTGCCCATACGCACAAGGCCAGCATTCAGATGGGTCGCACCTACAACGCCGCCCAAGGCATCTCTGTGGGCACGCTGACCCGCAAGGGGGCGATGGAGTACGCCAACACCCGCCGTAGCACGCTGGGCTGGTCGCAAGGCTTCGTCTATGGGGAATACACCGACAACTCGCTGTACCCTACGCTCCACATCCACGATGGCACAGACCAATGGAAACTCCCGCTGTAAAGGCACAGAGGTTGCTTGAGGAAGTCTATCGTCAACGCAAGGGGGCAGTTGATGTCGTTCCCAATGGCTACATGAGCATCCAGCAGTACGCCAAACTTTGGAAGATGGGTCGGACGAATACGGAGATTATTATGAAAGAAGCCGTTCAGAAAAAACTGGTGAAGGTAATTCGGTTGCGGCAAGTGGTGGGCGGTCGGTTGATGAAGTTGAACTTCTACGGTTGACATGGGGGGGGGGAGTGGCAAAGTCAGCACTCCACCCACCATGAAAATACTAATAGCCTGCGAATACTCTGGCACCGTTAGGGATGCCTTTATCAAACTCGGACACACCGCAATTTCTTGCGATTTGTTGCCCACGGATGTTCCTGGGCCGCATTATCAAGGAGATGTGTTCGACATTATCAATGACGGGTTTGACATGATGATTGCCCATCCTCCATGCACCCATCTTGCGGTAAGCGGAGCCAGGCATTTCCCAGCGAAGATTGCCGATGGCCGTCAGCAAGCCGCCCTTGATTTCGTACAGCGTCTTATGGACGCACCGATTCCACGGATCGCCATTGAGAACCCAATCAGCGTAATCAGTTCCAAGATTCGCAAGCCAGACCAGATTATCCAGCCTTGGCAGTTTGGTCACGGCGAAACCAAGGCCACTTGCTTGTGGCTGAAGAACCTTCCTTGCCTTGTTCCAACTGATGTTGTTGAAGGGCGTGAACAAAATATTTGGCTTGTAAAAGGAAAACCAAAGGGAGTTCCCACATGGAAGTTTAGGTCAAAGACCTATCAAGGCATCGCTAACGCTATGGCCAACCAATGGGGTAACATCAAATGACCCTCCAGGATCGCATTACAGGAGCCAGGGCTTACCTTGGCAAACTTCCTCCAGCCACGGCAGGCCAAGGCGGACATCCAGCCACTTATCGTGCCGCCAGCATACTCGCCAACGGCTTTGACCTTGGCTACGATGACGCCTGGTTCCTGCTCAACGAGTGGAACACCTCGCATTGTTCTCCGCCCTGGGGCGAGAAGGAACTCCGCCACAAGTTAAACGATGCCTTCGTCAAGCCACATGAGAAGCCCAAGGGCTGGCTGAACGCAGGCAAGGAACGCAAGGTAGGAGCCAATGGTCGCTTCGTGTTCGACCCTACGGTGATTGCAGGCATGGTCGATGCCCAGACACCTTACAACACGGCGGATGTCCTGCTCAACTGTTTTAAGGACGAAGATGTCATCTGTATCACCAACGAGGCTGGGCAGACCGAGGACGGCAAGTGGTTTCCAGCCTCCAAGGGCATCTTCATCACCCGAGCCGAGTGGCTGGCCAAGTTCTTTGGCCCAGATGCCAAGCAGGGCAAGCACTTTGCCGAGTCCGAGCAGGGGGCGTGGATTCGCATCAACCCTTTCACCAAGGACGACTATACGGGTACGGACAACGCCGTGGCCTGTTACCGCCATGTGCTGGTAGAGTTCGATAAGAAGTCCAAGGAGGAGCAGTTTGCGATCTTCCAGCAATCGAACCTTCCCATCAGCCTTTTGGTGGACTCGGGCGGCAAATCCATTCACGCCTGGGTCAAGGTGGACGCCGTGGACAAAGCCCAATGGGAAGAACGCCGCACCGCAGTCTATGAATACCTTTCCGACCATGAACCCGACCCGCAAAACAAAAACCCGTCTCGCTGGAGCCGCCTCGGTGGGGTCAAGCGTGGCGACAAAGAGCAACGCATCCTCGCCTTCAATGTCGGGGCCGAGGACTGGGACACCTTCACCGCTTGGCGGGAAGGGCAAGACTTCCCCGATGAAATCCGCACCGACACGCTCGAAACCTACGATACGAAGCACGACCCAAACCATGTCATTGGTCATGGTCGGTACCTTTGCCGAGGTGGAAGCCTTCTTGTTACAGGCCAGTCTGGTATTGGAAAATCATCGTTTGTCATGCAGATGGCGACTTCATGGGCGGTGGGACGGGAACTGTTCGGGATTCCTGTCATTCGACCCCTCCGCATTGGCGTTGTCCAAGCAGAGTGCGATATGGGCGATCTTGCGGAGGCTTTCCAAGGCGTGTCATCTGGGATGTGCCTTACCAGTAGTGAACGGGATTTATGCCGTGAAAACCTCCGCTTCTTCACCGAAGCCAGCAAGACGGGCAAAGACTTCGTAGATTTGTGCCGTAAGATTATCGTGCGGTTGAAACTGGATGTCCTGGTGGCCGACCCGTTGCTGTCCTATGTGGGGGGTGATTTGTCCAAGCAAGAGGTTTGCTCGCACTTCCTCCGCAACCTCATCCAGCCCGTGTTGCAAGAGACGGGGTGCATCATGGTATTCATTCACCACGAAGGTAAGCCCAAGCCGAAGGAAACCACGGATGAGCAGACGATTTCGGATATGGCATATAGCGGCCTCGGGAGTTCCGAATTAGTGAACTGGGCGAGGGCAATCATCAGCGTACGCCGTGAGTCCAAGGACAAGCCTATCTTCTCCTTTAACCTTACGAAGCGTGGCAAGTTGGCTGGGATGCGGACTGTTGATGGCAAGCCTACCTTGTCTATCAAGTTAAAGCACGCCGACCATAAGGTGCTATGGGAAGTCGCTCCAACTATGGAGGCTTTTGAATTACTGAAGGTAGGCCAGCAGTATCAGCACTTTTCCACCAAGCCGACCTTGAGCCGCAAGGCGTTGCTAGATGAACTAACGAGGGAGTTTAGCCTGCAACAAGACCAGGCTGAAGCGGTCATTAAGGCGATGGTTACAAACGGCATCATCAAGCCAAAGAAGATTGGTGCCGCCTTGTTCTACGAGGGCACGAAGGCTTAACCCTTACGGAACCGCAAAGCCACCGCTATGGCGATGCCTACGCACCCGACTGCCAAAGCCCACCCTAGGTCACGCACCGTCTGGAGGGCGATGGTGGCGGATGTCAGTTGTTTTTCAAGGGTGGCATCGTCCGATTTCATTTGCTTGCCCCCGTCCACGATGATCAACGCCATCGCTTGGCTGTTGCCAAAGGCGGACAGCACATAGTCACAAATCCAGGCGGCGGAAAAAGCGGTTATGCCTGCGATGACGGTCAGAATAACAACCGCCAAGAACAGGCTCTTTTCACTTTCGCTTGGCTGGACGATTTTTGCCATTGGGGATACGCTTGGTCACCTTGGAAACCTCTGCCTCTCCACGGGCCTTGATATACTTGAGGACATAATCCGCCACCTCTGGGGCGGCGTAACCGCAAGCACCAATGACGGCCATCCGCAAGGAAACAGAGGCAATATGGTCTTGGATGCCCCAGCCCACAAAGGCGGCTACGATGGCGGCTACGGACACACGGCGGATGACCCAGAAAATGGTGACAGGTTCTGGCCCCGTGTGTAGGAGCAGGCGGGCGGTCATGGCCAAGCCGCCTAGAATCGAGGCTATTGCCCCGTCCTTAATTTCCTTGGGGATGCTTTCTGGGTCAATCGGGGCGGGGGGACTCATGAGAGAACCCTCCGATACTTTTCTCGCCAGAGGACTTCCGTGACCACGGAGGTGATACTGCGGACATGGGCTTCCGACAGATCGAAGTCTGCGACATGGAGGGCTTCATGCACAACCGTGTTCATCCGAGACTTCTCGGTGCGGTGTTCCGTGTTAATGTTGATGGTGTAGCGGTCACCCTCCTTGATGGCTTCCCCAAGCAACTGCTTCCGCATTTTCACTTCACGGATTTTGATTTTCTTCTTTATTGGCATCGGGGGTAGGGCGTTTGAGATACCAGACAAAAGACCAAATTACGATAGTGCCGATTATGGTAATGGCGGCTCCAGGTACAAAATAGGGGGAAGCAAACAGGTAAGGAAGTCCAGCGATGGCAGAACCCACCACAAATGCCCCACAAGCCCGTAGGTACTGCCCGAGGATGGCTAGACCTAGGGCGGCGAGGAAACAGGCTCCAGCGGCCACGGTGAAGGCGTTACGAATACCCTCGGTCTTGACCCTCTCCACCTCGGCGGTCAATTCGACCACTTTGGCGTTAGAGGCGTCCAGGGCTTGCTTGTTCTTGGCGGCGTCCGACTCGGCCTTGACCCAGTTAGCGTCAATAGCGGCCAACAGTTTTGCCCCAGCCTCCATCGCCCGCTTATACTCATTGGGGTCGTTGCGGGTGACCCGATTGGCGATGTAGGCGAGGTTGTGGGGATCTGGGGCTGGGAGGTAGGATGCTACGACCGCCAGTTCCTTCTCAACTACCTCTGGCTTGCCTTGGGAGTTGGCTGTACGGGCAACTTGTACCCCAGCGGACACACGGGCATCGGCCTTGTCAATCTGGTCGCCGACCTTGTTAAAGTTATCAACAGGGGGGGTCGCAGTACCTGTACCTTCCGTACCCAAGGTGGCACAGCCAGCAAGCAATACCGCATTAATAGTAAGAACCTTAATTAAAGCGGAACGCATCTGGCTTTAATTACCGACCCTTGAGGGCATCAATAATCGACTTACCCTTTTCTTCGGTAGCCTGGAGTTTCGCCTTATTATTGCGATAGACCAAGATGCCCCCGAGGATGCCGATAAGGATGCCCGTGATGAATGTGTATGCGTAAGCCATAGTATTAAGAAAGTTTAAGTTCGGCGACCTTGCCATCAACCTCGGCATCGGTGCCCACGATGGAGTACCAAGCGGTAAGGTAGCGGATGTCCTTTGCGGCCTTCACACGGAGAATGATTTTCTTCCCGTCATGTAGGACAAAGGTTTGGCCAGATTGGATTTCGAGATCGTAGGGACGACCTTTGTTGTCTTTGGTTTCCATTAAGAAAGTTTTGCGATGAGGGCGGCGAGTTGGGCTTCAAGTTCTGCAATTCGTTCGGCATCAGACTTTTCAGTGGCTAAAGATAATAATGAGACAGATACAAGATACTCATCTGTCATTTCTTCATTTCCAAAAACTTTTGTACCATTTTCGCAAGTGATTGAGAGGCGGTCGTCGGAGCGTGTCCAAATGAGGCCGTTTTTGTCTGTGTATGTATTCATGGTTTAGAAATAGGTAATAATTACTGCAAATCCGTTGGCACCAGCACCGCCAGTACCAGAGGCAAACCCATTGTCTGAAGCACCGCCACCACCTCCGCCACCACCTGGCCATCCACCAGCACCGCCAGTTCCACCAGCAGTAGCAGTTTTATAATACCCACCACCACCGCCTGTTCCGCCTTGCAGGTATTGGGTGCTTGCTGAAGTTCCAGCGGTTGCGGCAGTTGGAGTTGTTGGATTTCCAGCAGTTCCTCCAGCAATTGTTACAGAACTACCAGATGCAGATGAAGAAATATGACCACCGCCAGAGCCACCGCCAGCCATAGCAGTACTTGCTGCTGCCGCACCACCTCCGCCACCGCCTCCAAGTGCAGTATTAATATATGGAATTGTATTATTTGTTCCTGAAGTTGCAGTAGTAGTTGCACCAGCACCACCAGCACCAGCCGTTGTGCTTGCAGTAAAAAATAAAGATGATTGTCCACTACCACCAGAGCCACCACCAACGGTGCTTCCTCCTCCAGGTTGATTTCCGCCATTTGTCCTAATAATACTACCAAATGTTGATGCACCACCTTGATTCGCAGTTCCTCCATTGGTGTTGTCAGTACTAATTGCTGGTGAGCCAGCAGCACCAGAGCCAATTGATACCGTTTCAGTGCTTCCAAGTGAACCAGCATATAAAACCGTTCTTACTAAAACTCCAGCAGCACCACCACCACCACCACCACGGATAGATGTGGTAGCCTGTCTTGCACCAGCACCGCCACCAGAACCACCTCCCCAAATCCAAATCTCAACAATTTTGGCTCCTGCTGGTTTAGTCCAAGTAAATGCACCGCTTGAGGAGGATGAGCCAAAGGTCTGGACATTACAGCCACCGCCACCCGAACCAGCGTTAGCGAGAACGAAGGCTGTGGTCGCAATCTGCGTAGTGTTCGTCCCAACCGTTGCGGTTGGTGCAGAAGGTGTTCCAGTAAAAGTTGGCGAGGCTAGTGCCGCCCTAGAAGTGTCAATCGGGTGAATGTGGTCTGCCCGAGCGTACTTGAGTGAAGTGCCAATCGTAGCCGCACCATTAACCACAGGGGTAGTAGCGGAAGCCTGACCGACCACATAGGCGGTTGTAGCGATTTGGGTGCTATTAGTGTCTGCCGTAGCCGTGGTCGATAGTGGCGTCCCAGTAAGGCTAGGCGAGGCCGTAGGTGCGGCACCAGAGACATCAGCAACCGCAAGCGTGATGGACCCAGTCCGACCAGCCACCGAGGTGACAGGTGCCGAGGTCAGATACCCTTGGGCTTTGACGAAGGCCGTGGTAGCGATCTGCGTAGAGTTGTCCGCAGTAAGAGCAGTCGGTGCGGTCGGCGTACCAGTAAGGCTAGGCGAGGCCAGCGGAGCGTAGGTCGAAGCCGCCGTGGTCACCGCTAACTTGGCGTCCAGAGCCGACTGCAAGTCCGTCTGGTCGGAAAGCGTTCCCGTGATGCTACCCCATGAACCCGCTACCACCCCGCCGACATT